GTCTCCTGTCGGTGGGGTGTTGACGATCTGGCGCTGAACCGCGAGCACTTTGGACCAGCCAATGCCGAATTGCGGGTAAGGCATCCAGGCTTGAACAAGGTACTCAGCACCGCCCCAGATAATGACGTCGGGATCCCGCCCCGGCTGCACGCCGTAAATCTGGGTGTTCGAGATGACACTGATCACCGCTTCACCCTGGCTGCCTTCGGGAAGCCGCTCCAGGTCGCTGATCTTCGCGTTCGTGATGATGCCCCGCTGCCGGTCGGTGATCGTCTCGGTGATGGCGGTCCTGCCGGTAGCGTCGATCCCCGCAGCACGTCGCTTGATGGCGAAGACTGACGACAGGTAGGGGCTGGTGGCTACGCGGCCGGGGTTGATCAGTGGCATGGCGTTACTTTCTATCGCGGCGCTGCCGCTTGACGTAAGTGATCGAGGTTCGCATCTCACCGGTGTCGATCAGGGGCTTCACAAGCTCAGTCCCAGGGGCTTCCCCTGCCGCCCGGCGTTTCAACTCCTCCTTGGCCCCTTTGCGGCCTTTCCTGGCCCTGTTTCTGACGGTGGCGTCCGCCAGGGGAGGAGGAACGCCGTCGCTGATCGTCATCTTGATCGAGGCGACCGCCAGGAGGCCCGCGGCGTCGAGTCCACTCTCAGCGGCTGCGACCGGGTCCCGGCCAGCCTGCGCGGCGGCTACCATCGCCTTGGCTCCGCGGACTAGCTGCCCGGCTACCTTGTCCTTGGCCCGCTCCAGGCCGGGCAGCATAAAGGGGCGAGCCGGAATGTTCTGTTCCGGCATGCCCGTATCGTGGATGTAGGCAAGCGAGGCGTTGGTCAGTGGCTCAACAACGCCGTCCTCCGGAGGCCGGTCGGCGTTTTCATCTGGCACCCCGACCAGAATCTCGGTATCGATCAAAGTCCGGAGTCCTTCGAGGAGTGAAGGGACCCGGTCTTTTTTGATCTTGAGGTTGCGGGGCAGCGCCATGACGCCTACAGCGGATAGTAGAAGCCAGGCCAGGCACCCGACTGACTCAGGTCAACGCCAGGGCTGGGAGCCCCGACCTGAACAGGGCCGGCGCCGAACATCCGAGCGAACCGCAGATACTGCTTGCCGAAGGTGGTCATGTTCCAGTGGCCCGCGCTGTCTTCCATGGCGCTGGAGCCGTCGAAGGACACCGAGACGCTGTCCCCGCTTTCCGAGACGATGGCACCGGCTCGCAGGCCAGCGATACCGCCTGCAGCGGCCTCCTCGTCCGACAGGGCCATGGAGGTCAGGAAGTGGGCGGCCATCAGGCAGGCCCCCATCCTGAAGTTGTCGCCCCACCGTTCAGCGTTGACAAGCCGGTCGGCGTTGTCGAGCCACATCTGGACGGAGGGGTCAGGGAACCGAGCACTATCGGCCATCGACGGAATCGTGACCCGGAACTCGGCGATGGTGATCGTGCTCATGTTTGGCTCACTTCGGATCGAAAGGGGTCACGCCGTTTTTCTGCGAGTACCAGTGGTCGCGGTGCTCAGGTGCCATCGGGACCACGCCTTGAGCGAAAGGCCACACCTTGCCTTCGTCGTCGGTCAGGGTGAAGGCGCGCGGGACATTGACGAGCACCCGGCCGTCGAGTGCCGTGGCCTCCTCGACTACTGCGTTGCTGGTGGCCTTCGCTGCGGCGGTAGCGTCGACGCGGGCGCGGGTTTTGGTAGCGGGCTTGGTTGCCATGATCAAGTTCTCCTGTGTCAAAAAAAAAAGAAGGCCGGGGTTAGCCGGCCTTCTTTGTTCACCGGTCAGTGGTCGCGCGGCTTACAGGCCGTCACGATAGCCGATGGTTTCAGGGTAGACCAATTCCAGCACGCCGAGGCGGCAGTAGTAGGTCGTATTGTGGTTGATCGACTGGTACTGCACCGGGGTGCGCTGCAGGGTCGTCATCGGGTAGCGGACGTACTTGTTGTCCTTGGTGTAGGCCACCATACGGTCAACCGTGCCGCTCGTGCCGATCGTGCCACCAGCGCCAGCACCCACCGCCCACTTCATCGGGTAGAAGTCCAGCTGCCCTTGGCCAGCCGCGGTGATGATGTTGTTCTCTTTCAGGTACTTCAGGATGGAGATGCTGCCGGCCGCCACAGAGATGATCTGGGTCGCGATGTAGCCGTATTGCAGGGGCGGCAAGCCAATGCGACTCGGCATCACGGCGTAGCCGCTGGCGGCCCAGCAGGACTGGATCAGCGCGTTCACGTCAGCCAGGATCTCGGCAGGCGTCTTGGTCGACCAGAGCGGGGACGCACTGGCGCCGTTCGGCACATTCGAGACGTTGGTCACCCCGGCGTGGTTCAGCAGGCCAGCGACGTTCAGTTGAGCATCACCGACGTAGACCATCTCGTCGATGTCCATCTGGTGCTTCAGCTTCAGACCCTCGTACTTCTGGGCATCAATGGGCCGACCGGCGCGGGCTGCCGATTCCAACTCCAGGATGGTCCACTTCAGTTCCATAGCCCAGGGAGTCAGGGGCTGAGGGTACTTACCGATGTCGACCGACAGACCGGCGATCTGGCTGGCGTTCTTGCCCACCCACGACTTGCCGTTGCGGATGCCGGCGCCATCACCCAGCGAGCCAGGCGCAGCGAAGGTCGACAGCGTGAACGAGCTGGCGTCATCGGCCACCGTGACGTCCTCACGCATGCCCATGTCCCGGCCGAAGGTCACGGCGGCGAGTGGCATGTTCAGGGTGGGATCCAGGCGCTCAAGTTCGCCGATCAGGAATGCACCGGTCGAGTCGACCGTGCGGCCGTCATGGGTGCGATAAGTGTTGCCCAGGTAGTGACCCTCCTGGGTACCCGCCGCGTCGATGACCCGGTAGGCGTCGCGGACCGCATGGTCCACGGTGCGTGCGCGGGTGAACCGCTTGGGGACGAGGATTTTGCTCATGGCTTCGATTCCTTGTTGTCAATCAGCAGTTGATGATCAGATGGTTTCCCAGATGCGGACCTTGACGTTACCCGAAGAATCAGGCGGACCGTCGAAGGCTGCATTGGCCAACAGGATGGTGTTGCCGGCGCTGTTCGCGGCAGCGAACTGGCCCTGCACGTTGGCGCCGCTGGTGGCAGCGACCCACATGTAGACCGGGCCGTTCTTGGTCGGGGTGCCCGTGCACTTCGCCATGATCAGGCCAGCGCGGCAGACATCGACCACGCCGGAGGTCGGCGGGGTGGCGGCGCCAATCGTAGCGCCCATGCCGCCCGACTGCTGCTGGTACGGGTAGGGCCGGACCATGATGCCGTAGAGCTTGGTCAGGCCGGTGTCGCCGGGAGCCGGCTGGCGGACGCTGTTGGTGGCCGTGTCGACGAAGACGCCACCGCCGTAGAGCAGGGGAGGCGTGGTCACGTTGACCTTGGCAGGCTCGACGATGGAAGGCATCGAGGTGACCAGATCACCGGGGTAGCCGGCGCCCATGCGGTAGGTGTATGCGACGTCATGGGTGCGCGCGCGGCAGAGTTTCTTGATGCTGCTCATGATGATTTCCTTTTGGAAGTAGAGCGTTAGGGGATTACTTCGCCGCGTTGGCGTAGTAGGTGTCGTAGAACTTGTTGAGTTCCATCAGACTCTGTGGGCCGGAGGAGGCGAGCTTCTCCGGCTCCCTCGGCAGCTTGCCGTCACCGACAGTGGCGCGGTTGTTCAAGAGCGACTGCGCGCCGGCTGCAGCCTTGAACAGGATGGCCACCTTGTCGCAGGCCATGCCGGCGATGTCGATGGTGGCGTCTTTTCCTTTGCCGGAGACCGTGTTCACCAGTTCAGCGCCGGGACCCGTCGCGTAGACGGTGTCGAGGGCTTTGCGGCGAGCAGAGCACATCATGTCGACGGTGGTGGCGCGCTTGGCCTTCGCGTCGAAGGTCGGCATCCGGAAGCCAGGCACCAGGACTTCGGCCAGAGCCAGGGTAGTGAGGTAGCTGGTGTTGAGAGCAGCGCTGTCGCCGGTCTTCACCGACTTGTCGTCGTCTTCCAGCTCGTCCTTCAGACCTTCAGGCATCTCGTCCTGGCCGGGAGCGGGATCGCCACCCTGACCACCCTTGAGCAGCGTCAGGATCTCATTGATGGCGCCCTCGACTGCAGACAGTCGATCTTCCACGCTGCCACCGCCCGCGGCGCCGGGCGTCTCGTCGACGCTCGGCACTTGATCATCACCGCCGCCAGCAGAGCCGCCGCCGTGGATGTGGATGTGAGTGTCGCCGCCAGCGTCATCGTCTTCCATGCTGTCGGGGTCCGCGCCGGGATCAATCCCCATCGCTTCCATTGCCGCGTTTTCGGCATCCTTGAAGGCGCGGCGAACGGCGTCAGCCACCTGCACGCGGCGGGTCCGAGGACCCTTGCTCACAATTACTCGGTTTCCCATGACGGGCTCCTTTTCCGTTGAAGTGGCGTGGTCGCCGATTGCACAGCGCGGGCCGCAGCGACCGCGGTCGACCAGCGCAACGTGATTAAAAATGATATTTTCCTGACGGCCAGACCCCGGCCCAGTCGGCTCGTAATCTGCATCGTAACCGGCACTAACCTCCTTCTTGTTGGCCTGGATGGCCTTGATCGCGCTGCGGGAAGTGACCAGGATGTCGACGACGATGCAGTCACTATTTTCCCCCTCACCGACGCGAGGGTTCAGGATGATGCCGGCCGCCAGCTTGTTCCAGTTGTCTGGCGTGACGTCGGCGTCAGGATGATTGTCGACGAGAGGCTTTGCGATCAGGCTAGCCAGGGCCGTCTGACAGAGCAGGGTGGCGGCATCTCGCTCGACGTGGGCCACCCCATCCTGGCCGACGCTGATAGGGGTTTCGCCAGGCCCGTAGATCATCCAGCCAGTGCGAGCGACTGGGACGTTCTCGCAGAGCAGATACCCTTCCGGCGTCAGCGACTGGGTGGCGCCGATCTTTTCCTTTGTCAGGATAGCGGTGCCTCCGTCGAAGTCGGCCGTGCGGGCGCGTGATTGATATTTCATGGGTTCACCTCCGAAGGGTTCACGGAATTTTATCGCATCACAGGAGCGACTGAGCTTCCGCCAAATTGGCAGACATCCAGCACTCGACGATGACTCCGGTTCCACCTCCCGTAAGCTCAAACTCGATGGTCACCACGCGGTCAGTATCGAGCCAAGGGGAGGGTGAGTTGCCCGCGGCCAAACTGATCGCCACTGGGTTCACGACAGTGGCCAAGTCGATGGCTTTCATCTGGTGGCTGCTGCCATCGGTGTACTTGCCGGTGATCTTCAGCGTGCCAACATCTGCGAGTCTGTGGGCGAAGACCGTCAGATAGAAAGTGTCGGGAACGTGGGCGTAGGTGACGTCAGTGTTGATCTTGCCGGCGCCTTGAGACTTGCGGCCAAGTTGGGCGACATCCCGGACGTGGTCGTAGTA